TGGTGCCGCCACTCAAGGGCTTGACTATTACGAGAGAAATTAATGAGCGACCTCAGTTTATTGGATAGTTTAAAAAAAGACATGTCAAATAAGAGATTAGACATTACAAACGTGATGGCTGATGGAATGCTAAAAGATATGGAACATTATAAACATTTGCAAGGACAGCTAGAAATGTTAAACTTTATAGAAATGTCCATTCAGGAATTCTATAAGGAGAACAAATTTTGACAGCAAAATCATCTAAAACGTCTAGTATTGATAAAGCCTACACCGAGGGGGACGACAGAACCCTCAATCCAGAATTGCTCGACATGAGCGTCATTGATCGAATGCCAAACCCATCTGGGTGGAGAATGCTGGTCTTACCCTACGCTGGCCAACGACAAACCAAGTCTGGAATACTCTTAACAAAAGAAACAATGGATCGAGAATCCTTAGCTACAGTAGTGGCGTATGTGGTTAAAAAAGGTCCCTTGTGTTACGGCGATAAAGAAAAATTTGGCGATAAGCACTGGTGCGAAGAGAAGCAGTGGGTGCTCATTGGCAGATACTCAGGCGCACGATTTAAGCTTGAAGATGGCGCAGAGGTAAGAATCATCAATGATGATGAGGTAATTGGTACTATCATTAACCCAGACGATATAGTGAGTTTCGCATGATTGAGAATAAAGCAGATCAGGGTCAGGTCGCTACTGACGAAGAGCAAATAGGTATTAATGTTGTTGCAGACAACTATGATGCTGAGGGCAATGCGCCAGAGCTATCACAAGAAGATGAGCTCGAAAGTTATACAAAAGGCGTGTCTCGAAGAATCAATAAGCTTAACGAAAAGAACCGACAGGTTGAGGAAAGAGCTCAACAGCTTGAGCAGTTAGCCTTACAGAAAGAGCAGGAGCTACAACAGTATCGCCAATACACCCAGCAAATGGGTAATTCTATGCTTCAAAAAGAAGCTGAGGCTCTTCAATCAAAAGAATCTCAGGTCGATGATATTTACAAAAAGGCAGTAGAGGCAAACGATGCTGAGCTAATGTCAAAGGCAACAAGCTTAAAAAACGATCTATCCATTCAGAAAGAAAAAATTAGGGTTGCCGCTCAACGACAGGACGCTGAGGCTCAACAACAAGCGGCCTACGAACAGCAACAGCAAGGACAGAACGCGCAACAACAAGGCATGGATGATCAGGGTCAGTGGCAAAATCATGCTGAGGGCGGACAGGTTGAGGAAGATCCAACAGAAGAAGCTGAGGGTTGGCACGCGGAAAATCAATGGTACGGTGATGAAGATAATCCTCAAAACAAGGAGGCAACTCAATTTGCCTACTACACTCACTTTAATTTGATCAACGAAGGATATGAGGCTGATTCAGACGAATATTACGAAGCACTTGACAGCCGTGTCGAGAGAGCATATCCTCATACAAAATCCGCTCAATCTTATGTACCGAGCGCGTCCTCTGCCGAGGAAAACAGACAGCAACCCGCCGTGCAAAGGGTTGCATCTACCCAACATACGGGAAGGCAACAAACACGAGGTAGTAAAAAGGGCGATGTCCATTTTTCGCAGTCTGAACTAGAAAGACTTCGTGGTCTTAAACCCCACAATATGTCGGAGCAAGCATGGCTTCAACGAGTGGCACAAGAGAAGCAGAAAAAGCTTAACCAAGGAGTAAGATGATGACAGACGTTAAAGTGAAATCAGGTAATCGTTCTTCGCGTGAAAGTGAGGCGCACGATAATAAGGCTCGCAGAAAACCGTGGCGACCAGTTCGCAAGCTAGAAGTACCACCCGCTCCAGAGGGTTATAAGTACCGCTGGATTCGTGAATCGATGATGGGATCTGAAGACAGAAGTAATGTCTCTCGACGCATCAGAGAGGGTTGGGAATTAGTGAGGGGATCAGATCTCCCTGCTGACTTTCAACTTCCAACGATGGATGGCAACGGAAGGCATGAAGGGGTCGTATATAATGAAGGCTTATTGTTGGCGAAAATGCCTGTTGAAACTGTACAAGAGCGAAAAGAGTATTACCAAGGTAAGACTCAAGAGCAATCTAACTCACTAGACAATAATATGTTTAATGATGCTAGAGGAGACAGTCGATACGTCAAGTATGATCCCCAGCGAGACAGCCAAGTGACATTTGGTCGCAAATAAATTAACTATCTTAAGAGGAAATTAGCATGGCTAATAAAGACGCTCCATTTGGGTTGAAGCCAACTCGCATGATCGGCGGTGGTCCTTACAACGGTGGTCAATCACGTTATCGCATTGCCTCAAACGCAACTCCCTCAATTTTTCAGGGTGACTTAGTTGTTCAAGTGGCAGACGGTACAATTGCTCGTTACGATCTTTCTACCGCAAGCGGTGGTGCTGTTGTACTTGGCGTGTTTAACGGTTGCCGTTTTACTGATCCCAACACCAAAAAGGAAACATTCCAAAACTTCTATAAAGCAAACACTGTTACAGCTGACACAGAAGCTTTTGTAATTGATAATCCTAACGTAGTATTTGAAGTTCAATCGGACGAGGCGTTCGCAGTTACTGCACTGTTTGCTAACTTTAAGCCAACTGCTGGCACTGGTAGCACTTTTACTGGTCAGTCTGGCGTTGAGCTTGACTTTTCAACCCTTGCGGCTACTGCGGCATTGCCTTTAAAAGCAATCGACATTTCGCTTGATCCCGACAATGATGACACTACTGCCACGAACACTAACGTGCTTTGTGTTATCGCTAACCATGTGTACGGCATTCGTGCCGCAGGCGTATAATAGGAGATTTAGATAATGGCTATTTCACGAGCCCAACTGGCAAAAGAGTTAGAGCCCGGTCTAAACGCACTGTTTGGCCTCAGCTACGACTCGTATGAAAGAGAGTACGAAGAGATTTTCGTTACCGAAAGCTCTAACCGTGCCTTTGAAGAAGAAGTGCTTATCAGCGGTTTCGGTTCTGCCCCAGTGAAAACTGAAGGTCAGGGCGTACAGTTTGATAACGCAAAAGAAGGTTTCACCGCTCGCTACACAGCAGAAACTATTGCATTGGCTTTCGCGTTAACTGACGAAGCTGTAGAGGACAACCTCTATGATTCGCTTGGTAAGCGTTACACTAAAGCATTAGCTCGCTCAATGGCGAACACCAAAGAAGTGAAAGGCGCAGACGTTTTAAACAATGCGTTTAACACTGCCTTTGCTGGTGGTGATGGCGCGGCATTGATTGCTAATAACCACCCATTAGCTGGTGGTGGTACTGCAAGCAACCAACCAACAACTTTAGCTGATTTAAACGAAGCTTCTCTAGAAGACGCTTTGATTGATATCAGCACTTTCACCGATGACAAAGGTTTATTAATCTCTGTCCGCGCTGATAAGTTGATTGTACCGCCTCAGTTAACTTTTGTTGCAGACCGTATCTTGAACTCAACATTGCGTTCAGGTACTTCTGATAATGACATCAATGCTATTAAGAACACTGGTGTCTTACCTCAAGGTTATACTGTTAACCATTACTTAACTGACCCCGATGCGTTTTATATCCTCACCTCTGTTAACTCAAGCGGCGAAGGTTTAAAAATGTTCCAGCGTACTGCGATGGAAACAAGCATGGAGCCTGACTTCACAACTGGAAACATTCGTTATAAAGCTCGCGAGCGATATAGCTTTGGCTTCAGTGACTGGAGAGCAATCTACGGTTCTGACGGTTCAGCGGCGTAAGCTAAACCAAAGGCGATTCCACTAGGGGTCGCCTTTTTACTTTTACTCGACTGCTTCGGCAGACCTATCCCAAGACGAGGAAATTGACATGGGTAATTCTACATTCAGCGGACCAATCCGCTCAGAAAATGGCTTTAAAAGCATTGTAAAAAATTCAACGACTGGCGCAGTAACAAGCGACTTTACACTTCAAACTTTTTCGGTAACGATAGTACTCCCTGCGACAGGCACAACAGGCATTAAATCAGCAGAGCTGATTCCTATTAACTTCATTCCTATGGGAGTGGCCGTCACAGTAGTAATCGCTACAGCAAATAATGTAAACCTTAATGACATCGGCACTGACGCTGACCCTGATGGGTTTGTTGACGGCATAGCATCGACTTTAAACACCAAAGGCTTTAAAGGCTTTCACGGTTGTAACGGCGTGCTAGGAATGTCTGGATTCACAACAGGCGCAAGCGGATTAACTGGCGACGAAGTTGAAATTGCTATATCTGGTGCGACTGGCGGTACTGGCGCAACACTTGCGTTAAAATTCTTCGGTATATCTTCTGATTCACCGACTGCATAATTGGAGGT